CCGGCTGTTCCGCAGGAAATTCTGCTCCCCGCCGAACTGCCACATGCCGTGGCTGATCTTCGGCCGGTCGCTGGACCACTGGCATACCCACCGTTCCAGGTGTCCAATTTTATCCAGGTGCATCTTGTCCTGGAACCAGGAAGGCCAGGTGTAGACCCCGCATAGGTAGCCCCGCTCCCGGAGATACTGGCTCCAGGCCAGGATCACGGCGGTCAGGCCGTTCCTGCCCATGCTCCCCTGGGCGTCGCACTCCACGTCCAGATAGATCGGCAGTTCAAACTTCCGGCCCTTGAGACAGGCGGTATAAAACAGCTCCGCCTCCGCCCTGGCCTGGGCCTCGGTCACCGCCCGGCTGTACCAATAGGCACCCACCGGCAGCCCCCGGAGCTTGGCCTGGTCGTAGAATTCCCGAAAGCATCTGTCCTTATAGCTTCCGTCTCCGCCCCGGAGGATCACCGCCTTCACGCCCTCGGCCTTGAGCCTTACCATGCTGATTCCATCCTGAAATTCGCTCAGGTCCACAACTAAATTCATGTTTCGTTCTCTCCTTCCTGTTCTTCCGTCTCCCCAGACTTCTCATTCAGCACGTCAATGGCTTTTCTCAGCACCTTCGGCATGGGGACCCCCATCAATCCTGCATTTTCTGTGATGGACAGCAGCTCCGAGGCGGAGAACGCAATGACCACGGCGTCCCGGACATAGGTCACACCCAGCATCAGGTCCACCCGGTGGGCCAGCACCACCGCCAGCAGTGTTACAAATTTCCTGCACAGCCCCTTCCATGCCGCCCCGCTCTCCAATGCCCCCGTCTTGGTCTTTTGGCTTGCGTGGAAGATCCCGGCCACCATCAGGCCCGTGATGTAGTCCACGCCCATGCACACAAGCAGGGTCACAATTGCGGCGTCCCACCCGCCGAAGGCGGAGGCGATCACCCCTCCGATTGCGCCGATCAGCGCGCAGATCCAGTTTTTCATGTTGTTTGTTCCTTTCATAGTGTAGTCCCTCCTCACCTGGATATAGCATAGCATCACAGAATAGATTCTCCGCCCCTGAATAGAAAAACCGGGCAGGTTTCCCTGCCCGGTCTCCGTTGTTACCACTCGCTCTTGTATACGGTCTCCCACAGGAACCGACGCTGGGATTCGGTAAAGTCGTCGTAATCTTCCAGCCATTCCCGCACGTGGTCTCCCTTGGATTCTCCCTTGACGGTCTTGCCGTCTTTGTCCTTCGTGCCCTGCATTTCGCTGTACGCCACGTGAAACAGCACGTACTCCCAGGGTTCAATGCCTTCCTCTTCGGCATCGTCCGCAAGCTGCATCCACTTGGAGCTGATCTCATACTGCCCGTTGGAGTTGTCTTCCAGAGCGGTTTTCTCCGCCAGGTTGTAGGCTGCCTTCATGACGTTCTCCTGGCTCTCCGCACTCATCCCGATGAAGATGGGGCTGGTCTCCAGGTTGTCCGCCATTTCACGGTAGCCGCTGGCCCGCTGCTTCGCATAGCTCCGGTAGCTTGCGTTGTCCAGATCCTCCGGCCCGAACGTGTCCACGTCAGGGCTTTCATAGAGCGGGTCCCGGCTGCCGATCAGATCCCGGGCCGCCTCCGGCAGACTGTACCCGGGGTCCTTTTCGGCCGCCTTGTCGTACCGGCTTCGCAGCCCGGAATCAATGGCCTTGCCGTCAACCCCCATCCGCTCCATAAGGTCCTTGCGGATATGCTCGAAGCTGTCCATGTCTCCCTGCTCCAGGGCCCGATACAGGATGTCCAGGAACCGGCTCTTGTTGCTGTCGTTCGTGATATTGTAGATTGCCTTTTCCATTTCGTACTGCATCGGGATATTCCCGGTGTCTGCCGCAACAGAGCGGAACGCCCCCCACGTGTCCCTGGACAGGTTCGCCAAAGGTATTCCGAATACCTTTGCGCAAGCGGCAAACAGCTCCTTGAGCGCATACCCCGGGGTTTTCTTTCCGCTCCCGTCAATGTTCTGGATCACCGCCTGGGCCGACTGGATCACGTCCGCCATGACCTCCGTGTCCATACGGCTGACGTCATACCCCTGGATAAGGGACAGTGCATCCTTCAGATACGGGACCTGGGCCACCATGTTCATGTTCCCGCCGAAGTTGCCCTCCATAACGGAGTTCCAGATCTTTTGCCAGGTGCTTTCCTCGTCGCCGGAGATTCCGGTAAATGCGCTCCAGAACCGCTCCCAGTAGTCCTTGTCCGGGTCATCGTCCCGGATCGCATCGACCAGGCTCTGGGCCAGTGCGTTCACGGCGTTTGTGACAACAAGGGCCGTCACAGACCGACCAAGGGTCTTAATGGCCTTCCCCCGCTGCTTGCTGTCCTGGGTGTACCGAAGCTGGTCATACGCCCGGACCAACAGGTTCAGGCTCATGATCGGCTCACCCATAAAGGAGGACGCCTGTTTGCCGATCTCGCTCTTGGCCCGCATGACATTGGACCGCTGAAGAACGCCGTCCACGACCTGGGTCTGGTCGATCATTTCAGCGAAGTGTTCCGCCGTCCGCTGATAGAAGGCGGCGCTGCCCTTCGTGATGTTCGGATTTTCCCGCAGCGTCGTCCACTCGCAGGCGTTCCACAGAGCGCCCCAGGTGACAGCGTCAGCCTTTCCCGCCGCCGCAGACAGGGCGTCGTTCAGCTTTCGGACATTGCTTCTGGTGTCGAACAGGGTCTCGCTCATGCGATAGGGGGAAGAAATGTCAAACCCGCCTGCGTCTTTCCGCATGGCGATAGCCGAATATTGCAGTGCCTTCTTCCAGCCGTTTCCCTTGGTCACGCCGGTCGCCAGGCCCTTCGCCATGTCCACGGGGTTCAGGACCGCCGCGGCACGGAAGAACGCCGTGGGCTGCTGGATGATAACCCGGATATTACCGCCCACCGCAGCGCCCTTAAAGCTGCCGATGCTCTTGGAAAAGAGATCCGTCAAGGGCTCGAAATCCTTCGTGTTGATCCCGTTCTGAATGTCGTTCATGAGCTTGGACCAATACGCCTGGGAGCCCTTGCCGCCCACTCGGTCCAGGATGCCCTTCATGGTCTGCCCTGTCATGTTGCCCTTGGAATCCCGGTACTTGTAGTTGAACAGCCGGTTCACGTCCTCCATGGTGCACAGCCAGGCCGCATAGTCCGTCATGTCCGCCGCATGGTCCGCAAATACCCGGAACACGCTGTCCAGCTCCACCGCCGTGTTTGCGTTGGGCACCACAGGCTTCGCCATGCCGATATTCTTGATGGACCGGGTATTGGTCTGGGACTTCTCTGCGTTGCTGTGCAGTGCCTCCTTTGCGGACCGGATAGGCCAGTAATTGGGCTCCGTGAATTTCTTGTAGCCGTAGGCCGTCATGCTGGCCTCGTTGCCGTAGTCCGCCAGGGTGGTGGAGGAAATGCGCTGCAGCCCCTCGGCAATTTTCTTCTGCTCCGGGGTCAGGCTGGAGATGATCTGGTTAAGACTCCCTTCCGTGATTCTGATGATTTCCGTGCCCCGTCCGATCTTGGCGCTTTTGACCTCCGGCTGGACCAGACCGCCCTTGATGATGTGGTTCTTCGCCTGTTCCCGGCGGCTGAGGTTGTAGAGGTCCATCACCTGTGCCGTTGTAAGAGTCAGGTTGGCGTTTGCGAAGGAATACGTCTGATAGGACTTTTCCAGCGCCTTCACGGTCTTGGAATCCACCACCTTCTGCACGTCCTCGGTGATGTGGGACACGATGATCTGCTGCTGGTCCTGGGCGTTCCGGAGCGCCCGATACAGGGCCTTTCCGGTCTCTCCGTACTGGGAGAAATAGGTGTAAGGCGTTTCCAGGCTAAGACCGAGATTCCGAAGCCGCTGATTCCTGGGCCTTCTGGCGCTTGCATCCTTGGCAAATGCGTCCGCCCACTTCTGGGTGCTCTCATACTTCGTAGCCGATAGCATCTTTCCGGCGTTGGTAACGGAGTGCTCCACGGCTTTCAGCACCTGCCACACCGTCTTGAGCTGCGCTGCGCTCATATCTGCCAGCTTCTCGTCCCCCATGGCAATGACCGCATCAAATCCGCCCTTGATCCCTTCCCCGGCGTCGCCAAACAGGGACGGGTCCACGACAACGTCCCCGCCCTCTGCGGCGATCCTGGCGTACTGCTCCTTCAACTCCCGGAAGGCCTCCGTCCGCTTCGTCGGGGTGCCATCCGCAGCGGCCTTTGCACTTTCCTGGTTGATACTGGCCAGGAGCTTTGCCACGGCTCCCCGCAGGTTCTCGGGGATATGCTGCGTGTCCGTAGGCCGCAGGAGCTTCTGGGACAGGCTGTTGGCGTGGCGGACGATTTTGCCCCGGAGCTCCCGTGCCGTCTGGCTTTCCCTTGTGCGGGCCGACTTCTCGCTGTACTGCCGCTTCAGCTTTGCCATTTCTTTCCCCTGGGCCATCTGCTCCGCCAGAATTGCGTCCTTCACATTCTGCCGGTTCTGTGCCCGGAGCTCGGCAATCTTCGCCGCCTGCTTGTCCGCAAAAGTGGCCTTTGCCTGGGGCAGGTCAAAGAACGTCTCCATGATCTCGTTGGTGGCGTCCGTAATCGCCTCGGTGCGGTACTGGGAGTAGGGGTTCCCCTCATGGATCTCATAAAGCTGGCTCAGAACCTCGTCGATCCGGAGCAGCTGGTCCGTGGGGTGTGCCTGGGCCTCTTCGTCAAAGAACTCCGGCCAAAGGGAGCTCATTTCCTGGTACACCTGGTCGATGTTGGTCTTCCCTTCGGTGCCCAGCCGCATCCTGCCGAAATTCCGCTTGCGGAAGTCATTGAAATCCGGAATGTCACCCTTGTACTCGGAGCCGTAGACAATTTTGGTGTCTCTCAAATACTGCCGCAGATCCGAATACTGCTCATACATGTCCGTGTCCTGGCTGACCGCATTGTCGATCAGGTCGGTCGCAAGAGCCTCCGCCCGGCGGCGGGCCTCTTTGTAGGTTGCGTCCTCCCCGTCGTAGCCTCTGGCAATGTAGTCATACAGGCTCTGGAGGTGGCCCTGCAAGTCGGAGAGCTCCAGGTCGGATTCATAGGTCTTGAGCAGCCCCTTCGCCGCCCGCTCCACCGACTTCTTGTCAATGGAGACCTCCTTCGTCAGTTTCGTCTGGCCCTTCCAGTAATCCAGCCGCTCCCGAAGCATGCGGTTCTCCTTTACCAGGTCCGCATACTCCTTGTCAATGGCCGTACCCTTCAGGGAGAACTTAGCCCCCTCCACGCTGTTCACCTTCTGGATCCGGTCCGTGTCGTTCCCGGCTTCATAGGGGATCACCAGGACGCCCTTCTCGCCCAGAGCGTCCACCAGCTTCTCGCTGGCGTTGTCCGGTACCACGGCGGCCAGGACCTCGTCGAAGCCGACGGCCCGCTCCGGCTTGGCCTCGAACATGTTCACCGGCATCTGGCTCACGTCGAACAAGAGGTTCCGAACGTCTGCCGCCAGCTCATTTCCTACATGGTACTGGTACTCTTTGTTGAACACACGTTCGATCTCGTCAATGGTGTGCAGCTTCCCCTCGGCGATCTCCATGAGAATATTCCCCACAGCGTCCGCCTGCTGCATATAGCTCCCGATCGGATTGGTTGCTATGATCCGGGAGGTCAGGTCAGAAAGCCGGTTGTTCAGGTTGTCCTGAATACTATCTAGCTGCGCCTGGGTCAGATTTTGCAGACGGCCCTCTGCCTTGTGCATGTCCGCAATATCTCTGAACCGTTCCGCCATACCGGCACGCAGGCTCTTGACGCCGTAGAATCCGGAAACATTCCGGCTGTCTCCGCCGTTCTGCCCCACCATGGCCTTGGTGATTCCCTCCAGGGTGGCAGGGTAGTGGGTCTGTTGGAAAGACCGGCGGTTCCCGCTGG